CCTCTCGATCCCGCATCTAGTCTTGAACCTTGTTCGTCCGAAAGCAGTGACGATTTCGTTCCAGGACGTCGAGGGCAAGACGTTCGTCGCAACGTATGACGGCCTGACCGCGCGGGTCATCCAGCATGAGTTCGACCACATGGAGGGGTACAATTTCACGCAACTCGCTTCACCATTCAAGGTGCAGCATGAGATAAATAAACTCAGGAACAGAGCCAAGAAGGGAGAACGGTACATCAAGCGCCTCCAGAAGCAGGGAAAGCACATCGCCGAGAAACAGGCAAAGCTCGCCCCGCTCAGAAAATCTAGACCCACCTAAACGCGGAAGTAGCAGCATGCGGAACAACGGCGGACTCATCCTGTCTGACTCAGGCAGTGGTAATTACTCGGAGCGGCCGCTGTCTCGCCTGCTCAAATTCTACATCGGGAATATCGGGGAGGCGGATGAGTACGTAGAGGAGTTTGAAGCCATCCGCTCCGCTGGTGCCGATGACATTGTGGTCTTGCATATCAACTCGTTTGGCGGTGACCTGTTCACCGCCATCCAGTTTATGCGGGTCATTGCCGAGACGAAGGCAACGGTCGTCGCATCATGCGAAGGCGCGTGCATGTCGGCAGCGACGATGATCTTCCTCTCCGCGGGACAGTATGAGATTTCCGAGCATGTCTCATTCATGTTCCACAACTACTCTAAAATGTCAGCGGGCAAGGGTGGGGAGCTCTTTGCCAACATCACGTTTGAGCGCAAGTGGTCTGAGTCGATCATGCGGAAGGTGTACAAGCACTTCCTGACTGAAGAGGAAATTACTCAGTTGCTTGACGACAAAGACATCTGGATGGATGGCCCCGAGGTTGTGACACGGCTCACAAAGCGGTCAGAGAAGTTCAAGGCCGAGCAACAGGCCGCTGAGGAAGCTGCCCTTGCTCCGCCCAAGAAGCCCACTAAGGCAAAGACCAAAGCAAAGTAGAATCGGAACATCGGCGGCTCATAAATACCAAAGCGAGAAAGATGTACTCTTACCTTGGCCGAGCCCGCCGATGCCTTCCCACAAAGTTCTCTTTGTCCTGAAAAAGAGATTCAACTACAACCTCTCTGACGGCTCTCAGGAAACGAAGTCGTCAGGTCTCCTCAACTCCGCACGGTTCGTCAGTGATATGCTGAACGACGTGGGGATCAGTTCGTCCCTCGTTCAGGTTGACGATAACAACGACATTGATCGTGTCGTGACCCTCCATAAGCCTGATGTGGTTATCATCGAGGCACTCTGGGTCGTTCCCGAAAAGTTCGACGTGCTCAAGAAGCTGCACCCCACCGTGAAGTGGGTGGTCCGTCTCCACTCCGAGATTCCGTTCCTCGCCAACGAGGGAATGGCGCTAGGTTGGATCAACGGATACATTGCCCGTGGCGTCCACGTGGGCTTCAACTCATACGACACGCTGAAGGATTTCACTGACACCATCTCACCGAAGAACGGTGACTGGGCAGTGTACATGCCGAACTACTACCCGGTCGGCATCAACGTGCAGCCATGGAAGCTGAAGTTCAAGGACACGATTGACGTGGGTTGCTTCGGCGCAGTGCGCCCGATGAAGAACCAACTCATTCAGGCATTCGCCGCAGTGAAGTGGGCGCGCAAGGAAGGACGCCGTCTGCGCTTCCATATCAACGGCTCGCGCATTGACGACCAGTCAACGCTACCGGTGCTGCGCAATCTGCGCGAGTATTTCGCGGGACTTGGTGAAGGATTCGTGCTCCATGAACACCCGTGGTACGAGCATGACGAATTTCTTGAGGTCGTCGCGCGGATGGACGTGGGGCTTCAAGTCTCAATGTCCGAGACGTTCAACATCGTTGCCGCGAACTTCGCGTCGGAGGATGTGCCCATCGTCGTGTCGCCTGAGATTTCATGGATCCCCGAACTCTTCCAGGCTGATCCGACCGACGTGAACTCCATCGTCGATGCAATCACCCGGGCTCTGGAGTTCAAGAAGACCTTCCGCAAGCGGAACCCATCGCGCGATGCACTCCGTGATATGAATGACGCGGCCCGCAAAGCATGGATTCTGTGCATTGCATCGCTCACTCGGAAGGAGAAGTCAAGACGTAGGTAGTCCAATTTCTCCCTTTTCGGGATATTCTCCGGAGTCCTAAAGACAGGTTCCTAGAGCCGTCATAGAGCGCAGGTCTCGTAAGTTGTTGATTTCCAACGACTTAGCGGGGCTTGCGCTCCTTGGTATTCGGCACTATCATTAGTGCGTGGGAGACAGACACTCTAACGCTGAGAGATTATGACAACGCCCAACGTGACAACGAATCGGCAGCAAGACATTCTCGGTAAGCTCCTCGCGACGGAAGACATTCGCATTGTGCGCCGCCCCGCAGCAACGGCGTCGTTCAACGTCGTTGATCGGGTGCTCACGCTCCCGACGTGGCAGGGTGTGTCGAAGGACGTCATTGACCTCTTCATCGGCCACGAAGTCTCTCATGCACTCTACACGCCGACTGATGACTGGATGCGCGCAGTGAAACACTCCGCGGGATTTCAGCAGTTCCTCAACATCGTGGAAGACGCGCGCATTGAAAAGAAAATCAAGCGCCTCTACCCTGGGCTTCGGAAGCCGATGTTCGACGGGTACAACGAACTGGTGCAGCGCGATTTCTTCGGCGCGAAGTACGGCGACTTTCAGAAGCTTCTATTCATCGACCGACTGAACGTGCATTTCAAGGTCGGCTCGCGCGCAGGCATCACGTTCAGCGAAGCGGAACAGGCGTTCGTTGATCGGGTCGAGGCGTGCGAGACGTGGAGCGAAGTCGAGGCACTCTCTCACGAACTCTGGGTCTTCTGTGAGGAGGAGCGCAAGGCGCTCCGCGAACAGGCCGAGCAGGACGCGACGGCGCCGAAAAAGCTTGTCGTCAAGAAGTCGAACAAGCCCAAGACGAAAGAGCAGAAGGAGAAGGAAGACAAGATGGACCTCAACGATTACGACGAGGTCGAGTTTGACGATTCTGAGGACGACGATGAGTCAGACGAGGACGAGGACGAGGACGAGGAGGGCATGGGTGAAGAGAAGGAGAGCGACAAGGACAAGGAAAACGAAAAGGGAGAAAAGGGTGAGCAGGGCGGCAAGGGTGAGAAAGGCGAGCAGTCAGATGACTCGGATGACGCTGACGGCGAGGGTGATGACGATGACGAGGATGAAGAGTCAGACGAAGAAGGTGAAGGCGTGAGCGAGCAGTCGGGCAAGGGCGCAGGACGCAGCAACGGCGCGGAGGCCGATGATGAGTCAAAGATCGAACGCCAGATTCGCGAGCAGTTGGAGAGCGACGAGGGCTTCTCGCTGACCGAAGAGGCCGTCAAGCGCGCCCAGGAGAAGCTTGTTGACTTCAATTACGAGCCGCCGACTTTCGCTGTCACGCCGCGTCTGAACATCAGGGACTTCATCATCCCTGCGAAGGACATGTACTCGGTCTTCGACAAGGCACGCGCGCTCCCGCTGACTGCGGGTCGTCGCGAGGCTCGGTACGAGCGATTCATGAAGGCCAATAAGAACTACGTCAATCTGCTGGCGCAGGGGTTTGAAATGAAGCGGATGGCGAAGCGTCTCACGGGTGCGCGCGTTGCGAAGTCAGGCAAGATTGATATTGACCGCGTGCATCGGTACAAGTTCGCAGAAGACCTCTTCTCTTCGACCACGATTCTGCCCGAAGGAAAGAATCACGGCATGCTGATGGTCGTCGATATGTCGGTGTCGATGGTTGACGTGATGGCAAAGACGATGGAGCAGGCAGTCATTCTCGCGATGTTCTGTCGGAAGGTCAACATCCCCTTCACTGTCTACGGCTTCTCTGACAACGGCGAAAGCGGCAAGGGCGCAGCTATGCACCCCATCTTTGAACAGAATCGCCTGAAGAACCGCAACGACAAGGCGCCCGCTGCACTCATCATCAATGACAAGGGCTTTCACTTCAAGGAGTTGCTCACAAGTTCGATGCGCGCACCGATCTTCACGTCTGCGGTCAAGGACATTCTGATGCGTGGTCAGTTGTGGGGCGGCGGCTACGACGCCGATGTGAACTACGGCGGCGGCGCGCGCTGGGCGCTCTCAGGAACCCCGTTGCTTGATTCATTCATCCTGCTGCGACAGGTTGCTGAGGACTTTCGTCGTCAGACGGGCTGTGAGATTCTGAACACGATTCTACTGTCTGACGGCGACGGCGCGGGCTCGCTCGACACGAAGGAGGACAACCCATCAGTGAAGGCGTACACGCACGTGGTGACCGATCGCGACACGAAGGCGACTGTCGATACGACACGGTACGGCAACTGGAACGATCCGCAGGCAGCGATGATGGACATGTATCGGAAGGCAACGGGGTCGCGTCTCATGGTACTCTATCTCGCGAAGAACAAGGGCGACATGCAGAGTCGGTTGGTTACGCGGCACGCGCTGCGCGACGGCGAGACGTTCGACTCCAAGATCAAGAATGAGTGGGCAAAGGACGGGTTCGTGTCGATGGACACGCTGTACTCTGACTCCTACTTCATTGTTGACGCTCGCGAAATGTCAGCGGAAGAAGTCAGTATGGACTCGACGCTGCGGCAGTCGAAAAACAAGAGTCTGTTTCGCGCGTTTCGCGACATGCAGGACAAGAAGGCGGTCTCGCGGGTGTTCGTCAATCGCTTCATCGCAAGTATCGCATAACAGTCCGCACAGAACCCGCTACAGCGTCCCGCTAGAGGTCGAGCTATGCTCACACTAGCGGGACCGTTATAGGAGCCCCTGGGACTTTCTAGGGATACTCGCGAGTGCGTCCTTGATCCCGGAACATCGGACAATCGCGTAAGTCGTTGATTTTCAAGCACTTATCCCCTAGAGACGGCGAAACGCTGCTCCAATTTTAGGATTAATCCAAAAAGGGAGAAATTGGATCGGATCCGAAACGCTCGGTCCGCGAGGAGGAAATCTTCCGGAATCTTCCAGGACGGCTTGACATTCCCGGACGTCGGAGTTAGGTTGTATGGGTGAGCAGGACACTACACTCAAGCGGAGACTGACATGGCCGACAAGACACGCAAGACGCTGGTCGCGTTGCTTCAGAAACACTCCAAGGGCGGAACGATCCTGAGGCGCGACGTGCTTCGGATCTCAAAGGAGAACGGGTACGAGCCCCCTGCTTGGCTCATGAACGGCGAGAAGTTTCGGCTTGATCGCGGCGTCATCGACCTGAACTTGGTCGAGGAAGTTGACTTGGATGAGTCGGGTCGTCGTCAGTCAAGCGGAGTCAGCCCGATCCGTCAACGTCATGTTCCCGCGACAATCTCCCCAGTGATTCTCCCAATGTCGAGCGCGATGGTGCCGATCGAATCACTCCCCGACCAGAAGATTCTGCGACAGGCGAAGGTCTTGGTCGAAGTCGGCAACTTGGTTCCTGAGAGGGACGACACGTTCGTACCCTTCGGGTTCTATCGCGACCTCATCACGATTCTGTCGGGCGGTCGCTTCTACCCCGTCTTCATCTCGGGGCTCAGCGGCAACGGCAAGACGACGATGGTCGAGCAGGCATGCGCGCGACTCACGCGGGAATTCATTCGCGTTCCCATCTCAATTGAGACGGATGAAGATGACTTGATCGGCGGGAACACGCTGGTCGATGGCAACGTCGTCTATCGCGAAGGCCCCGTCATCACGGGCATGCGTCGTGGGTCAGTCGTCTGTCTTGACGAACTGGATCGCGGGTCCAACAAGCTGATGTGCTTGCAGCCGATCCTCGAAGGGAAGCCGTACTACAATAAAAAGACGGGCGAAATCATCTACCCGCAGCCTGGGTTCACGATCATCGCAACGGCGAACACGAAGGGCCGCGGGTCCGAGGACGGTCGCTTCATCTCTGCACAGATTCTGGATGATGCGCTGCTGGAGCGTTTCGCTGTCACAGTCGAGCAGGAGTATCCGTCGGCGCGCATCGAAAAGCGCATCCTCATTAACAAGATGCACCGCGAAGGTGTTGTTGACGAGGATTTTGCGAACAAGCTTGTCGAGTGGGCGGAGATCATTCGGAAGACGTTCCTCGAAGGTGGGGTGACGGAGTTGGTCTCGACGCGACGCCTGGAGCACATCGTTCGGGCATACGCTCAGTTTCGCAACCGCATGAAGGCGCTCAATATGTGCATTGCGCGGTTCGACGGCGACACGATTGCAGCATTCAAGGATCTCTACACGAAGGTCGATGCGTCGGCGAGCACCGTGAGCGACGACGACACCGACGACACGGAGGATTGAACATGAAAGAAGTCTGGCACGTTACGATCCTCGACGCCGAAGGTCACCCCGACAGTCGCTTGCTTGACACCGAACAACTCTGGAACGAAGGCAACGAGGCGGAGAGAGATTTGGCCGATGCTATTTTCACGGCCAGTCAGAGTGAAGGCAACACAAGTTCGGTCTCGTATGAGACGCAGCAGGAGACGCTTGATTCTACGGCGCAGGTGAAGGAGTTTCCAGCTGAGGTTCGCATCATGGGCTGGGTCACGCTCTACTCGTCGGAGGACTAACATGAACTGCTACGTGTTCACGATGGTGTCGCGAGAGGATGGGCTATCCTCTCGCGACGACGGACTCACGATTGAGGTCTACACTGACGACATGGTGACCGCGAAAGAGAAGGCGCAGTATCAGAACCGAATGAACGAATGGAACTCAGTTCCCAAGATCGTTGACGTGAAGTTGGACGTCGAAGCGCCGAACGAGATGGGCCCGTCAGTCTGGTACAACAATGCGAAGGTCGGGCTTGCAGTGAGGATTCAATGAGACGCGGAGAGCTAATCGCGATACAGACCGACACGCTGCTCATCCCCGCTCAGGTCTATGAAAAGGTGAGCAAGACTCGGGTGCGCGTATCGCACATGGGTGGGATCGTGACGTTCAACAAAGAAGCAAAGGGCGCGTGGGTTGCAGTCGTCAGCGACAAGCGGTGGACGCTCGCATTCAGCACGACTCGGTACACTGAACGGCTATGAATTAATCCAATTAAATGAAATTGGAGAAATTGGAGACGCCCCAATCTCGGGGCGCTCCTGTGCGTTGGGCCCGGATCCAATTCGGGGCTCCCTAGGGAGCGATTTAACGGGATAACTTTTATCCCCTCACAGTGAGACATACAGGATATGATCCGACTTCTGGGTGACATTCACGGCGATGCAAATGCACTTTACGGCGCAGTCCAGCGCGCAAAGCGAGATGGGGACTCCCAAGTCATCCAACTCGGGGACCTCGGGATGTTCGATAGCAATGCAAAGCACTTCCGACAAGTCATAGACGAGTCGGAAGTGGACGTGTTCTTCATCGACGGCAATCACGATGACCACGAACGCTGGTCTCAGTACACGGCCCTAACCCCGGTTGCATTCGGGGCGCGAGGAGCGAAGATGTACTACGTCCCACGAGGCACTGTGCTGGAGCTTGACGATCGGCGCATCGCCTTCATGGGTGGCGCGGGTTCGATTGACGAGGGCTATCGCCGCGCGAGGGGAATCCAGTTTGACTCGCGTGAGAACATCAATCGGAAGGACGTTGAGCGATTCCTGACGAACGTCTTTCGGCGGAAGATCGACCTGTTCCTCACGCATTGCCAGCCCCTAAGTATCGTTGAGTCTCATTTCAGTCCGATGGGCAAACTCGCATTCGGGGTGTCTGAGTTCTGGACTGATGAGAACATGATGATCCTGGAATCGCTTTGGGATCGTATGAACGTGTCCCCGATTCTGCTCGGCATGGGTTCGAATCCCCAGAAGCCGTTCAACTACTCGGGTCACATGCATAAGGCCGTAACGGGATCGAACTATCGCATCCTGAACATTGACGAAGAGGTACGAGTATGACGATGGCACGGAAGGGGTGGTATGGGTGCGACCTCGATGGCACGCTCGCGTTCTACGACGGGTGGCATGGTGACTCACATATTGGGCCACCCATCCCGAAGATGGTTGCGAGACTCAAGGCACACCTTGCGCGCGGCGACACGGTGAAGATCGTCACGGCCCGCGTCGGCGGTGACGATGCTGAGGAGATTGCATTCCACACGAAGCGAATCCAGGCATACTGTCTTGAGCATCTCGGACAGGCGTTGGAAGTGACGTGCAAGAAGGACTATGGGATGATTACCCTCTATGATGATCGCGCCACCCAGATCATCCCGAACACAGGAACGACTGTCGAGGAATTCTATCTCGCAAAGGAGTCGGGGTGGAGGTAATTCGTGCAGTCATCACCTATCTTCAGTACGTCTTTCGGCACAAGTATTTCGTGTACCGCGAGGGGCGCAAGCTCGGTGTCTCGCGGTGGCAGTTGTTCGTCCACGACTGGACGAAGTTCTCTCGCGCCGAGTTCGAACCCTATGTGGTGTACTTCAATCTGAAGGATCGGTGGGCACACGATCCGGTCAAGAAGCGTCAGGTAAAGGACGAGTTCGACCGCGCATGGCTCCATCACATCCATAAGAATCCTCACCATTGGCAGCACTGGGTTCTCCGAACAGACACAGAAGGGGTAAAAGTGCTGGAGATCCCAGATAAGTTTGTGCGTGAGATGTGCGCCGACTGGGAGGGCGTAGGCGCAGCATTCGGCCAACCAATGGGACACGCTGCTCGTTGGTACATCCAGAATCGTGAGACAATGGCCCTACACCCCCTCACTCGCTTGCGCGTCGAGGCACTGCTCTGCATCCGAATGAAGGACGGCACCTTGATTCCGAAGGCACACTTCTTGGAGGATATCAACGCAAATGCCATTGCTGACGCGAAACGGCGGCTTGCCCTCGCACACGACTACGCAACAGTATCACTACCCATCAACCGAGAACCCGGATCATGAACACAAGTACACTATGGCAAGACGGCGACAGACCACCCGTGACGAATACTGACGCCGACTCACATTCGCAGCCCGCGCCGACAGGCAATGGTGCATCAGTTACGGATGCGGTTGTGAGTGACATTCACTTTCGGCGCGAGCAGGGCACCGTAAAGTATGGGACCGAATTGCTCACGGACAACGGACGGGACGCACTAACGGACGCGTATCAAGAGGCGCTTGATTTGGTCATGTACCTGAAGCAGGAGTTAATGGAGAGAGCCGCCGCTGCAACGGCGAAGTAGCGCCTTGAAGTAAGTGGTAGGTGAGAGTATATTTCATGTTCACGAACAACAACCAAGTGAGTCCATTCTTACTATGAAGATTTCCAAGAACACGCTGGACATTCTCAAGAACTTTGCAACGATCAACACCAATCTCTTGGTGCGTGAAGGCAACGTGCTTGCGACGATTTCAGTGCAGAAGAACCAGTTTGCTCGCGCCGAAGTGCCTGAGCAGTTCCCGCGAGAGTTCGCCGTGTACGACCTCAACGCACTCCTCCAGCTTCTGACGCTTGACGCGGATCAGGATGTTGACTTCGGCGAGAAGTCGCTGAAGATCACAAAGGATCTCGGTGAGTTTGAGTTCTTCTACTCAGATCCCACCATCATCGTCGCAGCGCCGAACAAGACCATCCCGGTCGAGCCGAAGATCGTATTCGATCTGGCGGCGTCGGAGATTCAGGCGATTCTCAAGGCGGCAGCAATCGTGCAGGCACCGGTTCTGTCATTCAAGGGTGATGGCTCAACAGTGACGGCAATCGTCTCTGACCCCGCAACGCCTGGCTCCAATTCGTACAAGCGGCAGGTCGGGACGACCGATCAGACCTTTAACTGCATGATCGACGTGGAGCGCGTCAAGATCATCCCCGAGGGATTCAAGGTCACAATCAATTCCAAGTTCATTCACTTGGAGTCAACGTCGCGAGACCTCAAGTACTGGCTCGCGGTCAATCCGTCGTCGTCAATCTAAGCAGGCAACTACATCATGGCTCAACGTGACGAATTGCTTTGGACGGAACGCTATCGTCCAAAGCGAGTCGAGGAGTGCATTCTCCCTGCGAAGATGCTGGCGACGTTTCACCAGTATGTCGAGCAGGGGCACTTCCCGAATATGATTCTGGCAGGGACTGCAGGCGTGGGCAAGACCACGATTGCGCGGGCTCTCTGTGAGGAGATGGGATGTGACTACATCGTCATCAACGGATCGAAAGATTCGGGCATCGACACACTTCGGACAACGATTCAATCCTTCTGTTCAACGGTGTCGATGTTCGGCTCCGAGAACGCGAAGGTGAAGGTCGTCATCATTGACGAGGCTGACTACCTGAATCCGCAGAGCACCCAGCCCGCTCTGCGCGCGTTCATGGAGCAGTACACCAACTGCCGCTTCATCTTTACGTGCAACTACAAGAATCGGATCATCCCGCCTCTGCACTCGCGGGCACCGGTCATGGAGTTCAAGCTCGCGAAGGAAGATCGTCCGCGCATGGCAGGCAAGTTCATGACGCGACTGAAGGAGATCCTCAAGTTGGAGGGGGTCGAGTTCGAGGAGAAGGTTGTCGCACAGTTGCTTACCAAACACTTCCCCGACTATCGGCGCGTGCTTGGTGAGTTGCAGCGATACTCGGCGGCGGGGCAGATCGACGCAGGCATCTTGATCGGTGCAGGAGACGTTGACACGAAGCCGTTGCTGGAAACGCTCCGTGCGAAGGATTGGACCAAGATGCGGTCATGGGTCACTGACAATCTGGACAACGATTCGTCGGTCATCTATCGGAAGTTCTTCGATACGCTGCTCCCTGAGGCAAAGGAACCGCCCCAGTTGGTCATTGTACTGCACGACTACTCCTACAAGGCGGCATTCGTCACCGATCAGGAGTTGAATCTCGTTGCCTGCTTGACGGAGGTCATGGCCACATGCACATTCAAGTAACCGATGGCCTAGACGTATTTGGATTCGTCTCCGATGCATTCCCGGGAGAGAAGTTCACGCTTGAGGGTGGAGTTACGGATGAGTGGTACATCATCGTCCCCGACGAATTTAAGGTTACGTTCCATGGGAATACGGTCCGTCAACTCCGTGAACTTCACGACGTTGATGGTGCTCGCGAACTGGCCGACGTTATTATTGCCATGATTGAGGCACGGCGCGCCGATAGCGAGGTGTAACTCATGGCTAAGAAAAAGAAGGAGGTAGTACAAGGAGCGACTCACTTCGCTGACCTGCTCGGAATGGACGCACCGAAGCAAGATGTAGAGGAAGTCTACAAGGCAACAAAGCTCTCACCGTTCGATTTTGTCAACGCGATTCACTACTCCAAGGAGGAGTTGATCGTGGATGAGGAAACCGAAAAGCAGTACAACCCGTTCATCGTTAACCGAGCACTCTCATTCGGATCGGACACGGTCCTGTTCGCGAATGAGATGAACGCACGCCCACACATAAGTAAACTTGGACAGTTCAAGTTTCTTTGTGCGGCAATTCGGCCGCGAAAGAGATTCAACAAGTGGCTCAAGGCAGAGAAGGTCGAGAACCTCGATCTGGTAATGGAGTACTTCGATTACTCTGCAAAAAAGGCGCAGGAGGCTCTGCGCATCTTGACACCCACACAGTTGGAGTACATTCGTGAACGATTGAATCGGGGTGGTGCAGGATGAATGCTTTTAACCTCAACCTTCTGGAGGGGTATGACTCTCTGGAAGTCGAGTTGAAGTCGGCGGACGACTTCCTCAAAATCCGCGAGACGCTTTCGCGCATTGGTGTAGCTTCGCGACGGGACAAGGTCTTGTATCAGTCGTGCCACATCTTGCACAAGCAGGGTCGGTATTATCTCGTCCACTTCAAGGAACTCTTTGCCTTGGACGGGAAGCCAACCGATCTGTCACAGAACGACCTCCAGAGACGCAACACGATCGGCAAACTGCTCGCGGACTGGGGACTCTTGATCGTCGTGGATCCAAATTTGTTCACCGACGTGGCACCACTGACGCAAATCAAGGTGCTCTCGTTTCGTGAGAAGGGTGAGTGGACGCTCGCCACAAAGTACAGTATCGGTAAGAAGAAATAACCAACTCACAGAGGCTATATCATGAATATCCAGTGCGTGCGATTGAACACAGGTGAAGAACTCATTGCGGATCTGAGCGAGGAGTTGTTGGAGGCGGGTATCGTCCGCGTCTTGAAGCCGCTCCAGATCCTCATTGTGCCCGGTCCCGATGGCAAGATGAATGTGGCGATGCAAGGCTTCGTCCCATATCGTAAGGGCCCAGGGCTCGACATTCCGGGTCATTCGGTAGCGTTCGTGTTTGAACCGAACGACGAATTGGCGAAGGCATATCGTCAGGCCACGTCACCGATTCAGTTGGCAGACAACGCCGACATGACGAATCTGCCGCCCGCACCGGGCGAGAACAACGGCCCGCAAGGCGCCCCTACTGGCAAGCGGCCGAACTTGATTCTGATGTAGGTTAGAGCGAAAGGAGAAACACACCCTTGAGAAATCCTCTTGGGTGTGTTATCTTTCTTACGTGACTCTAACCACAGGCACGATGCATTTCTACACCAACGTTCAAGTTCAGGGCAACAAACTTCTCGTCCGCGGGATTCGCGACGGGAAACCATACCGAACACGCGAGGAGTTCTCTCCGACCCTGTTCGTCCCGTCACAATCGGAGACGGGCTTCAAGACCATCTACGGCGACGACGTGAAGCCGGTGAGCTTCGACCTGATGGGCGAGGCGCGCGACTTCATCAAGCAGTACAAGGGTGTGCCGAACTTCCCTGTCTACGGACAGACGATGTACCAGTACCAGTACATCACCGAAGAGTTCCCCGAGACGACCATTGAGTTTGACAAGGAACTCATCAAGGTCGAAACACTCGACATTGAGACTTCGACCGAGTACGGCTTCCCCACCATCGCCAATCCTGAAGAGGAAGTGCTGCTCATTTCCGTTCAGGATAACGTCACCAAAGAGAAGATCACTTGGGGCGCGCGGCCATGCGACGTGACGAAGTTCACAAATACGGACACGTCGAAGCTTACCTACATTCTCTGTCGCGATGAACGTGACCTCCTGACCAAGTTCTGTCAGCACTGGCGCACGACACCACCCGATGTGGTCACGGGTTGGAACATCAAGTTCTTCGATATCCCGTACCTCGTCGCGCGCATTGAGCGGGTGCTTGGTGAGAAGGCGGTCGAGGATCTCTCGCCATTCCGCAACGTGAAGGGTGATGAAGTCGAGGTGATGGGTCGGACGAATCAGGTCTATGACCTCGTGGGTATTGCGATTCTCGACTACCTCGACCTCTACAAGAAGTTCACCTACTCGGCACAAGAGTCGTACAAGCTTGACCACATTGCGCGAGTTGAGTTGGGTGTGGGTAAGATGGAGAATCCATACGAAACCTATAAGGAGTTCTACACGGAAGCGTGGGATCTCTTTGTGGAGTACAACGTCGTGGACGTGGATCGTGTTGACCAGCTTGAAGATAAAATGAAGCTGATTGAGTTGATCCTCACGATGGCGTACGACGCCAAGTGTAACTACGTGGATATCTTCTCGCCCGTACGCACGTGGGATTGCTTGCTCTACAATCACCTGCATCAGAAGCAGTTGGTCGTCCCGCAGAAGGAAGATGCCGAGCGGCGGAGCATCGAAGGTGCGTATGTCAAGGAGCCGAAGCCGGGTATGTACAAGTGGGTCGTCTCATTCGACGCCACCTCGCTGTATCCGTCGATCATGCTCCAGTACAACATGTCCCCCGAGAAGATCCTCAATCAGAACGCCGAGCGCGTGAATGTTGCTGAACTGCTCTTGGGTGAAAAGAATCTCTCCTTCCTGAAACTCCGAGAGGAGTGTATGACGGCGAATGGTCATAGCTTCGACGTTGATTCTCAGGGACTCTTTCCTGAAATCGTCAACCGCATCTTTGTTGAGCGACAGACGTTCAAGAAGAAGATGCTTGAGGTGGACAAGGAGTACGAAGCCACAGGCGACGCCACAGCCAAGAAACTATCACGGCGGTATGATCTGATTCAGCAGGCGCGCAAGATCCAGCTGAACTCGCTCTACGGCGCGATCGGCAATCCATACTTCCGATTTTATGACGACCGCATTGCGGAGGGCATCACGCTCACGGGACAGTACGTCCTTCGGACGGTGCTGCAAGCACTCAACGATTACCTGAACAAGGTCGTTGGCACGGAGGGATTGGAGTACGCTTTCTATGGCGACACCGACTCGGTGTACATCACGCTGGATCGTCTTGTCGAGAAGTTCTTTCCGAATCTGGAGAAGTCAAAGGTCATCGACGTCCTCAACCAGATTTGTCAGGACAAGATCGTCAAGGAGATCAACAAGGCGTGTGCTCGCATTGCTGATTACACCAATGCATTCGATCCGTCTCGCATCTACTTTAAGCGAGAGGTTATTGCGGATACGGGCATCTGGGTCGCAAAGAAGCGGTATGCGCTGAACGTGTTCGACACGGAAGGGGTGCGACTCAAGGAACCTAAGATGAAGGTTCTGGGTCTGGAAATCGTGCGGTCATCGACCCCCGCGCCCGTGCGCGAGCATCTTCGGAAGGCCGTGAAGCTGGTCTTGACGGGGACGGAGAAGGAGCTCCAGGACTACATCGCGAGCGTAGAAACGGAGTTCCGATCACTGACGCCTGAGGAAATCGCGTTCCCACGAGGCGTGAATGGGTTGTCTAAGTATTCTGCATCGGATTCGATCTACAAGAAGGGATGTCCGATGCACGTTCGTGGCTCCTTGTTGCACAACTTCTACGTAAAGCAGAAGGGACTGGACAAGAAGTATGAGGCGATCTACGAAGGTGCGAAGGTCAAGTTTGTCTATCTGTCCGAACCTAATCCCATCGGGGAGGACGTGATTGCATTCGGTAGTATTCTACCGGTAGAACTCGACCTGAATCGCTACGTGGATTATACGCGGATGTACGAGTCCTCTTTTCTCTCACCTATCCAGACGATTCTTTCCTCGATCGGATGGAACGCGAGAGAAGTGTATTCATTGGAAGACCTATTCGCTTAAAACACATACTCGGAGATACACCATGTCAATTATGGATAGACTGTCGAAGGCTTCTACAATCAAGGAGTCGGCAGTCATGTCGGAGTCGAAGTTCTTTCTCGACCCAGAAGTCATTCAGACCGCAGTGCCCGCAATGAACATTGCCTTGTCGGGACGACTCGACGGCGGACTCACGCCTGGTCTGACGATGTTTGCAGGACCGTCTCGCCACTTCAAGACGGCATTCACGCTCCTCACCGTCAAGGCATATCTTGACAAGTACAAGGATGCAATTTGCCTCTGGTACGATTCTGAGTTTGGATCGCCGCAGAGCTACTTTGAGTCGTTCGGTATCGACACGGCCCGCGTCATTCATTCGCCGATCACCGACGTTGAACAACTCAAGCACGACGCGGCAGTCCAGATCAACGAAATCAAACGGGGTGACCATGTCATCATCGTTGTGGATTCGGTGGGTAACCTCGCGTCGAAGAAGGAAGCGGAGGACGCATTGGAAGGTAAGTCTGTCGCTGACATGACTCGCGCCAAGCAGTTGAAGTCGTTCTTCCGCATCGTGACCCCGCATCTCAAGATCAAGGGCATCCCGATGGTCGTGGTCAATCACACGTACATGGAAATCGGGCTCTTCCCGAAGGCCATCGTCGGCGGTGGTACGGGGTCGATGTACTCGTCGGACACGGTGTTCATCGTTGGTCGTTCGCAGGACAAGGAAGGCACGGACGTTGTAGGGTACAAGTTCACCTTGAACGTGGAGAAGTCCCGCTTCGTGCGTGAGAAGTCGAAGATTCCGATTGAGGTTTCGTTTGAGGGCGGCATCTCAACGTGGTCGGGTCTGCTCGACATTGCAGAAGAGGCGGGCTGGGTCACGAAGCCGAAGGTGGGTTGGTTCTCATCGAAGTTCGGGACCAAGAACTATCGTCGCGACGAAACCGACTGTGCCGAGTTCTGGCTCCCGATTCTCAAGGACCCCGAGTTCCAGTTGTGGATTCAAGATCGGTACAAGCTCGCGTCCAACGTCTCAATGATTTCTGACGACGACATTGCGTCGGAGATTTCACTTGCTGAAGCCAATGACTAAGCACTCGGTTGTTCCTTTCGTTGACCGAGACGATGCACACTGGATCCGGATTGATGAAGGTAAATTCAAGGGGATTCGGTACACGTATGGACCCATCGCGCTCTCTGAAAAGGAGAGCGCGGATGGTTCCCTACCCGTCTCCTTTTCCTATCTGCTCGACGGTGGACAGGATATCAAACCGGATGACCTCCCACTACTAGAAGCGGTAATGGGTGAAATTCTGCACACGATCCTGTTGCGAATGTCTGCGCAGGCAGATAATATTCAAGAAGAAACAGACTACATCGACATTCCAGACACAGGCGAATGAGTCGCATTGAAACGGTTATTCTCACCAACCTCGTTCATAACGAAACGTACCTGCGAAAGGTAGTTCCGTTCTTGAAGCCCGAGTATTTCACGGGCGCCGAGAAGTCTATGTTGGTTGAGATCCAGAAGTTCGTTGAGCAATACAATGCCCCGCCTTCGGTCGAAGCACTCAGCGTCATCACGCAGGTCAACCCATCATTCACGGAACAGGAGTTCAAGGACATTGTTGAACTACTGTCGGACATAGCGGATGCGAAGCCCGCGAACCCCGATTGGCTCAATGACGCAACGGAGAAGTTCTGCAAGGACAAGGCAATCTACAATGCCATCGTGCGGTCTATCTCTATCATCGACGGGAAGGACAAGGAACTCACCGCCGACTCGCTTCCCTCGCTGCTCACGGACGCACTCTCGGTTTCATTCGACACGGCAATCGGTCACGATTACCTAAACGACGCGGAGACGCGGTTTGATTACTACAATCACAAGGAAGCGCGGATCCCGTTCGATCTTGACATGCTCAACAAGATCACCAAGGGTGGCGTGCCGCGGAAGACCCTCAACGTCCTCATTGCAGGCGTGAACGTTGGTAAGTCGCTTGCGCTCTGTCATCTGGCATCATCGTACTTGTCACAGGGCAAGAAGGTCCTGTACATTACGATGGAAATGTCCCAGGAGGAGACGGCCAAGCGCATCGACGCGAACCTGATGAATACGTCCATTGACGATCTTCCGGATCTGTCGAAGGATATGTTCGTGTCGCGGTTCAACAAGGTTCGGGAAAAGACAGAAGGACGACTCATCATCAAGGAGTATCCGACGGCATCTGCACACGTCGGGCACTTTCGGGCGCTCATGCAGGAGTTGGCGATCAAGCAGGAGTTCGTGCCTGACGTGGTTATCATCGACTACCTCAACATCTGCGCATCGGCACGGTACAAGCTTTCAGGTTCAGTCAATACATACGTCTACATCAAGGGCATCGCGGAAGAACTCCGCGGCTTTGCGGTTGAGTTCAACGTCCCACTCTGGACAGCAACGCAATTGACGCGAACAGGTTTTTCGTCGTCAGATGTAGACATGGATGATACAGCGGAATCGTTCGGCCTCCCGGCAACAGCGGACTTCATGCTCGCTCTTATCTCAACTGAGGACTTAGAGAAGCTAGGCCAATTCATGGTCAAGCAACTCAAGAATCGGTATGGCGACAAGAACATTCTCAGGCGTTTCGTCATCGGGGTTGATAAGGCGAAGATGCGCCTATATGATGTTGATGAATCGGCGCAACGAAATATCATGCAAGAAGCCGTCTCCCCCGCTCCCTTTGAGCGAGATGACAGACCTCAAATGGGAGGCCTGCTCAGAGGACAGCACACACGCGGGGCCTACAACTTCTCAGATTTGAAGGTCTAAATAAAAGGTCATCGCGTCGGAGCAGGACATGTATCTCTCGGAACGGATCAACCGAAGATTGGACACACTGCCTGAACTTGCACAACTCAACGGTGCCATCGTTGCAGTGGGCGCGGTGAAGTCAGCAATTGGAAAGTTCCTGCGACCCTATGGGGCAAAGGCGTCCATCATCCGAGATCCGGATCTCGTCAAAGAGAAGTCCCACATTACCTTCTCAGGTGAGTTCGTTCCGGGCAAGAAAACGACACCCATTACGATCTTCATCCACGTGCGCCCTGACGTGGA